CAGGCCCTCACGGCGTGGACCGCGCGCCAGGCGATGAGCGCCGTCACAACGGCGCAGAATTTCGGCGCGATGGAAGGCGCTAAAGCCAGCGGGGTGGGACAAAAGACCTGGCAGGTGAATAGTGGCAACCCTCGACCCGACCATGCGGCGCTACACGGTATGACGATCGGAATCCGGGAGCGGTTTCCCAACGGACTGCGCTGGCCAGGGGATCCGGCGGGCAGCGCAGAGCAGAATGCGAATTGCCAGTGTACGGTGAGGTTTAGCTGATGCCCTGGGAAAGGAGTTTGATTGATGGCAGAGAGAAAGACGTTCAGAGCTCCGATTGAGCTCAAGGAGGGCGCCGACGAGACCGGTGCTTTTCGGGCCGAGTTTGCGACGCTGAATGTGATCGATCACGCCCGGGACGTGACGGAGCCCGGCGCATTCCACGACGGGCAGGAGACCCTGATCGAGCCGTGGAATCACAACGACTATCAGTTGCCCGTCGGCAAGGGCACCATCCACGAGGATGGGGATAAGGCCATCGTCGAAGGGCAGTTTTTCTTGGATACGCAGGGCGGGCTGGAGCACTACAAGACTGTCAAAGCACTCGGCGAGCTGCAGGAGTGGTCGTACACGTTCGAGGTTGAGGATAGTGGATTTGGTGAGTTCGACGGCCAGGACGTGCGGTTTTTGCGTAAATTGGACGTGTGGGGCGTGGCACCGGTGCAGCGGGGGGCTGGCATAGACACGCAGACGGTGGACATTAAGAGCGCGGAGGACGGCGAAGGCGAGGCCGAGGACGACGGTAAGCTGAGCGGGCGATCACCGCGCGATGTGCAGGTTCAGTTGGATATTTTGAAACTCTCAATGGAGGTGTGAGGTGAATAAAAAAGAACGAATGTTCGACCTGTTGCAGAAGGCGCAGGTCATCGTGGACGAGGCGGAGGTGGAGGAGCGCAGCCTGACCGATGAGGAGCACGCGCAGGCAATGAAGCTCGTCGGCGATGCGATGCAGGTGCGGGACGAAATCAAGACGGATGAGCGGGATAATGAGCTGAAGGCTGCGCTGGGCGAGCTGCTGGGCGGTATGCAGGAGCGCGAGACGCAGGCTCAGCCGGGGCAGCCCAAGGGGACGCTGGGTGAACGATTCCTGGCCGATCCAGTCTATCAGGCGTGGAGAAAGCAGGTCGCGCCGAGTGGGCAATTCACCAGCGGGCGGCTGGGGATGTCGCCGGCGGTGATGGTCAAGAGTTTTGGGCTGTGGGGGCGCAAGGAGCTCATCACCGGGTTGGACTCCACGAGCGCGGGCGCGTTTGTGGTGGCGGACCAGACGGGGATCTATGAGCGAATCGGGCGCTTTCCAACGGTGCTGCGGGATCTGATCAATGTCCGGCAGACAGGCAGTGACGTGGTGGAGTATGTGCGGCAGACGGCGCAGGTGACGCAGGCCGCCCCGACGCCGGAGGCGAATGTGAAAGAAGTCACCGGCGCGACCGGCGAGATCAGCGGTGAGAAGCCGCAGGGGGCGATGAGCTTTGAGCGGGTCAGTGAGACCGTGAAGTGCATCGCCGTGTACGTGGGGGCGACGAAGCGGGCGCTGGCCGACGCGGCGCAGATCCGGGGGATCATCGACCAGGAGCTGCGCGATGACCTGGAGGATTGCCTGGAGGATCAACTGTTCAACGGAAACGGCATCGGTGAGAATTTTACCGGGCTGGCGAACCAGGCAGGGACGCTGGTCCAGGTGTTCAACACCGATATCCTGACTACGACCCGGCAGGCGCTGACGACGCTATTGGTGACGGGCCGGCAGATACCGACCGCGTGGGCTTTCAGTCCGACGGACTGGGAGACGGTGGATCTCCTCCAGGACAATACCGGGCGTTACTATTGGGGTGGGCCGCTGGCACAGGGACCGCCTCGGATGTGGGGCGTGCCGGTGGTGCAGAGTTTCCACCAGACGGCGGGGTCGGCGTGGCTGGCGAACTGGCGCAAAGCGGTGCTGTGGGACCGGGAGCAGGCGACGATCACGGCGACGGATAGTCACGATGATTGGTTCATCCGGAACATGGTGGCGATCCTGGCGGAGATGCGGGCCGCGTTCGGGTTGATCCGGCCCAGCGCCTTCGTCAATGTCGAGTTGGCATAAGAAGACGCCCCCGAGAGCGACGCCCCCGGGACGGGGGCTGGGAGCTAGTGTGAGTAGACGGGGGCTGGGAGCGAATGTTATGGCGCTGCGAGTCAATGTCGTGTGCCGGAACTTGAACGATGATCGGGTGATCCCGCGTTTCGCGAGGTATCTGCGGGATCACCTGGGATGGACGTTGACCGCAGCGCCGAATCCGCGCGCGGACGTGGTGTACCTGTCGGGCTATTTTGAGTCGCAGGTATGCAAGCCGTGGCCGAGTGTGCCGACAGCGGCAATGTTCACTCATAGGGAAACAACGCCGCCGGGGAACGCGAAGGCGAAGTTGTTCGATGCGGTGGCCAGGCGGGTGGCGCTGCGGGTGGCGATGTGCAAATTGTATGCGAAGCCGCTGAGCAAGTTCGGGCCGACGATTCAGCCGCCGCTGCCGGTGGAGCGGGATAAATTTACCATCAAGCCCAGTTCCTCCCCCAGGGGGAAGCCGGTCGTGGGGTTCAGCGGGTACACGTACCGGAATCACCGGAAGGGTGAGGATCTGGTCAAGGCGGTGCTGGGCAGCAAGGTCGGGCAGCGGGTGGAGTGGCGTGCGAGCGGGCGGGGGTGGCCGATGCCGACGACGCGCTATGACTGGGCCGATATGCCGGCGTTTTACCAGGGGTTGGACGTGTTGGTGTGCCCGAGCCGGGTCGAGGGGGGTCCGATGCCGGTGTTGGAGGCGCTGGCTTGTGGCGTCAGTGTGGTGGTTCCGCGAGGTGTGGGCATCTTGGATGAACTGCTGCAAGTTAAGGGCGTTCATCGCTACAGACGGGGGGATGCCGATGACATGATTAAGGCACTGGGTAAAGCGGCGCTCCGGGATAGGTCCAGCGTGGACAGGGAGGCGCTGAGGGCGGTCACGGAGCCGTACACGGTGGAGGCGTGGTGCGAGGCCCACGCGGCGATGATACCGATGATGCTTGAGCAGTGCCGGGTTGATGCCGGGATCACGGAGGAGGAGGAGTCAATGGCACGGACACGTAGGCAGCCGATTAAGGTGATCCCGCCGGTGGAGCGGGGCACGGGGAGTACACGTGGCATTTATGTGGTGGCGTTCGGCGGGCCGGCGCGGAATAGCGGGAAGCGGCTGCTGGCCAGTATCAAAAAGCATATGCCGGATATTCCGGTGTGTGTGTGCGGGGCGAAAAAGTTGGGCGGGGAGGATGTGTTTATCCGGCAGCCGGACAGCGACGTGGGCGGGCGGCGGGCGAAACTACGGGCGTATGAGCTGGCTCCTGCGGAGTGGAAAACGGTCCTGTACCTGGACGCCGATACTGAGGTCGTGGCGCCGATCTATCAGTACTTTGAGTGGATCGAAGCGGGATGGGAGTTTGTGATTTGCAAGGATCCGCATCTGATGGATACCATGCATGCTTTTGAGCGGCGGAACAACAAGGTGGAGCTGGCGCAGATCAAGGTGGAGATTTCTACATTGCACGCGCTCCAGATCAATGGGGGCGTGTGGTCGTTTCAGCATAATAATCCGCGCGTGGAGGCGTTTTTCCGGCGGTGGCGCGAGAATTGGGAGGAGCACGCGCAGCGCGACCAGGGGGCGCTGCTGCGGGCGCTGTATGCGGATCCGATGAAGGTTTTGTGGCTCGGTAATGAGTGGAACACGTTCAAGAAATACTGCCGGGGCCTGACGACGGCGGGGCTGATGCATTATCCGGGGGATGCGCGGCGGTGGAGGGGGATGATTCCGGGGCGGATCGACAGCCAGGAGGCGTGGAGGATGGTCCGCAAGTTCGAGGGGAAAGGAAAGAGGGGATAGCGAGTCAGCTATACCGAAAATGAAAGTCGAGAATGACGAGACGAAATATAGTGCGCGGCCGGCAGTGATCGTGGCGGCGGTGCGGAGCGGAGGGACGTTCCTGGCGCACTGCCTAAGCAATCATCCGCAGATTTTTTGCGACCGAGGGGAATCCCTCCATTACAGAAGTTTGTGGCATACGTACCTGATAAAGAACAGGGCCAAATTGATCTATTGCCTGACGCACATGCAGGGCTACCAGGTGAGCATGTGCAAGTTGATTTATCAGCAGGCATTCCTGAGCGAGGTGTGGGACTATATCAGAGAAGTCCCTATTATCTGGCTGCGACGGGAGAACACGATCCGTCAAGCGGTCAGCCACATTTTGAATCGGATGGCGCGACAGGGGAAGATCAATCGGCCTCAACACACGTTTGGGCGCGTGGGGGCAATCTGCGTGGAATTGGTACCCAAGCGCGTGCTGTACGTGGCGCGCGTGCTGCTGGAGCAGGATAAGTGGATACGGAAACGATTGGAGCCACTGAACCTGCTGGCACTGACATATGAGGAGATCGCAGGGCCATCCTCCACGCTGGCGGATGGAGCAGCACGGAAGATCTGTGGGTTTCTGGGGGTGCAGTACGTCACGCTGGCGTGCGAATTGACGCGAATCAATCCGCAGCCGCTGGCGGAGATGATCGAGAATTGGGATGCGATGCGCGGGGCCATCGAGGGAAGCGAATTCGCGCATTGCCTGAGAGATGAAGTGTGAGGTGAGACATTATGATTTTTTGGACGACTATTAAGGGAGCTTTGCTATCTCCCATTGAGCGGGAATGGCTGGTAAATACCGCCCGTTTTGTCGGTGAGACTTTCGAGTCTCCCTTGTTGCTCAACATTGGGATATGGCACGGCGCTTCCATGCATTGCTTGAGAGCCGGCGCACCTGGCGCGACTCTAGTAGGAATCGACGTTGCGCCCAGGAAACTTCAGGGACTCGGCGTTCTGCGTGCAGAACTCATTTGGAAAGACAGTCGCACTATGGGTTGGGATAGGCCCATTCACCTCTTGTTTGTGGATGGGGGACACGCCTATGACGTTGTGCGATCAGATATCAAGAAGTTTGGCCAGCACGTAGTTGTGGGCGGGATCATGGCGTTCCACGATTACCATCGTTCCAAGACGTATCTCAAAGAGCGTGCTCGACGGTATTCCAAGCGTTCGCCTTTGGGAGTTGGGCGAGCGGTAGATGAGCTGTGTACTGGAAGTCAGGGTTGGGAAGTCTTGGCCACAATCGATTCTATCAAAGCCTTTCGGAGGGAAAGATGAGGAACAAGCTGCTGATTTTGGGTGGTGATGGCTTTATCGGAGGATACGTGGCGGACGAAGCCCGCGCACGAGGCCTCGAAGTCACCATCTTTGATCACTGCAGGCACGGCCATAGGTCCGGTGTATCCGCATTCCTGGGGGATATTCGAGATCCTGCCTCCGTCTACGATGCTGTGATGCTCGCAGATTATGTCGTCAATTTGGCGGCGATACTGGGGACGCAGGAGACGATCAGAAATGCGGTACGTTGTGTCGAAACAAACCTGATCGGCACGCTCAATTTCCTCGACGCCTGTGTGCCAACGGGTTTTCACGACGTGCGAGGAGTCCAGATCGGCATCGGCAACTATTGGATGGATAGTCCCTACCCGATCACTAAGCGCGCCGCTATGGCTTTCACACGGATGTATAACAAGGAGCTGGGGACGAAAGTGGCTATGGTGCGGGCGATGCACGCCTATGGTGAGCGCCAGAAACACCGACCCGTGAGAAAAATCGTCCCTACCTTTATTCTACAGGCCCTACGAGGGGAGCCGCTATCGGTATACGGCGATGGCGAGCAGATCGTGGACATGATCTATGTAGGAGATCTGGCGAAGATCCTGCTCGATGCCTGCACGAGCCCGAACGTGGATTACGATCATATCTATGAGGCAGGATTGGGGCGACATCTGACCGTCAATGATGTCGCTCGACAGATTATCGCCGCTGCTGGCAGCTCGAGCGAAATCGTACATCTGCCAATGCGACCAGGCGAAGAGGAGAATGCAGTGATCAGCGCCCGGCCCCAAACCCTCGAGGGATTGGGCAGCTATGATTTCATGCGCTTCGAGGATGGAATCCGGCAAGTCGTCGATTGGTATAGGAGGCATTGTCATGCCTGATGTTCTCGTGATTCTGTTCACGTGGGACCGTGGGGCGGTCCTGAAAGAGTGTTTGAGGACGATGCATCGGAAGCCTGGGATGGAATTCCGTTTGTGGGTAGTGGATAACGGTTCGGCGTTCACGAATATGTGGAGCCCTACGTCGGGGATCAAGCATCTCGACATTTTGCTGGATTGGTACAGGAGAGGGAAGATCGAGCTGCTTCTGCTCAATAAGCGCAATCTGGGCACTTGCCACGCGCCGAATCAGTTGATGGCTGTGGCAAAACTGACTGCGGTTAAGGCGAAGGTCTCCCGCCCGGACTTTGTGCTGCAAACAGTGGATGACTCGATATTCCATCCCGGTTGGTTGGCTGAGTGTCACAGGACGTTGCTAGATTGTGAGGACTACCCGGGCGGGCAAGTATTGATCGTATCACCATTCCACTGCAAACATTCTAATGGAAAAACACACCCAAAGGTGAGGACGATCGCTCGGTATCAGGTAGCCGGACGTACGTACGAGATCAAGCAGTGCGTGAGCGGTAATATCTGGTTCATGCGAGGAAA